TCTGAAGATGTAGTCATCTTATACCAAGAACCACTAACTATATCAGTTGCAGCATTTAATGAACCTTCGTAAAAAACATATTTACTACCATCTAACACAATAGATTTAAAAGCACTAAAATCATTTACATAATATTCTCCCTCTACAATCTCTAAAGGATTTATTTGTGGCTCTATATATTGCTCTAACAATAGTTGAGTCATATAACCATATGAAAAGCCTTGATTATCTACTTGAATACTTGTAGGGGCAGTAAAATTAGCTGAAGAGTCAAGTCTTTTAATAGTGTTAATATTTGTGTCTGACTGTCCTGTAGTACCTAAAGATATAGTGCCTAAATCAACTATTTGATAGTTTTCTAATGATGTAGATGATGAGAAAACCACACCGTTACCACTATTTAAAGAACTACTTGTTATTGATAGATACCTAGTTTGCATTGAAAAATTTGAAAACCAATGCTGCCCAGTAAAAAATTTTGTTTGTAAATTATTTTTTGTTACTGATAATGCTGTAGGTGTTGAGTTTGGGCTTGATGTATCAGGGTCTTGATAATAATTTATAGTACCTGAAACAAATTGTAAACTACAAACACCTCCTGATGATAAAGGAGGCAGAGTTACAGGATAATTTGCACCAATATAAGCTTCTGTACCTGCACCTGTAAAATATGGAACTGTGCTTGTTAAATTAGCATTAAAAATATAAACATTAGGTTCTGAAAAAGAACTGTTTATAAATGAACCACTATTTACAGGCTCACTTATTGGCATAGTAATTGTAAAGTTAGTATCTGTTGAGGACCAAGACAAAGTTCCGTTAATGTCTCCCTCAAGGTATAAACCACCAATTTTTAACTTAGCAGTAATAACACCTCCAAGGTGCGTAACATTATTTATTGCAGATAAAAAATCAAATTTTTCACCATAAAATAAATTTACATACATTGTTAAAGTGTCTGTAGACGTAGCACTTACAATTCCAAATTCAGTAAGAGCTGTTTCATATAC